GTGGCTTTTCGTCTCGCAGTACGTAAGACGATTGAGCCGTCCCTAATGCTACCAGCCAATAGCGCAAGAAGCAAACCATCGTTATTTACAAAGTAACGTGGAAGCTTCACGCGGCTCGGATCGTCGGTTAGCATAACACGTCTATCGATCAAGTGGCTGTACCTGTAAGGTATAGCTCCCAATCGATTAGTAATTCGACGTGTGAGTATGGAGGCCGGAACCTTTATGCCAGCATCGTCCGACTCGTCAAACGGTATCGGTAGGAACCGACACAGTTTTCTGAGTCTTTCAATGAGGCATAACAGTAGGACTCCATGCTCAGCCGACCAACGTACCAAACGGTTGATGGCAGAGTAACAGTCGTTGGCGTCACGAAGAGTCTTTAAGTACACTCCTCTAACGCCATGGCCATAATAGTAGTCATGGCCGCACGACTCACGGAATGGTCCTTCATTGAAGGACTTATCTACGTTAACCTCAAATCCAAGGAGATTCAACAACCGACAAACTAAAGCGTAAGCCCTAGTCTGCACGATTATGTCGTCTCCAAAGACGGCAAAATTGCCGAGGGTATTGCCTCGAGGGTATACGGGTTTTATGCCGTAAGCCCTGTAGCAACCGTAGACTATCGCGCTAAACAGCATCGTCTGGAGGGGAAAAGTAAATGCATTCCCCATAGACGATATCATATGTAGATCGATTCGGCGACCATCTGGAAGGATGGTCTGAGGGCATCTAAATAAACAAAGAGTTGAAAATACACTCTTTGGTAAGATGTACTCACAAAGCTTCATCGACACGGAATCGGAAGCAGAAGATAGGTCAATTGTACCAAATTCTCCTGTTAACGATCCTCTACGAGCTAGCTCAGCATTATGATTCGGTTGTTTAGTCAGGTCTATACCAAAGACCTCAACTAGACGATTCCGAATCATATGCCCAGCACCTTGCTGAAAGAACATATTCAGCACGGGCTCGGTACATATGGTGCGTGATATCTCCGTGGTTTTAGGAACAAAAGAAAGACGGCTGCAAGTTGTAACCTTCTTACCCATGCGACCAGCGCGCGAATGCTCCATGCCGCGCCAGAGCGGGTTCGAACGGTACATCTCTTCGTATAGTTTGAAGAGAACGTCGTCTGTGGCATCTAGAGTACTAGTCGCCAACTTAGAATACCAGTCGGTTGACTTGCTACCTAGATTTGCGCCGTTACCTAGAGTCCCATTGAGCGTTATCTTGCCCAAGGAGAGTATAGGGTCGCGGTAGACCTCGCCAGAGGCGTCCCAATCTGGAAAGAAAAACCGATCGATGATAGCTTTCGCTTCACCGAGGGCTGTAATCTCCAAATCGGAACAACTGGATGTATCCAATCGCCAGATACGACACGACTCGTTCGTTTTAAGGAACTTGTCTAATGCAAGAAGGTCACCTGCGGGATTCCTGTCAGAAGTACCTGGAAGGTACTTCTTAACAAGAGATCTACGTAGGTGAGCCATTGCAAATTGTCGAAGCGGCTGATCGGGATAGGAACTTAACGTTCCATTCCATCCAGCTCTAAACAGATCGACGTCAAGCAGTGCGAGAAGTTCACCAGTATCAACGTACATAGTGTCTCCAGCCGATGTTCGTTACCTTCTTACGAAGGCCAAGACTCGGATCAAAGGATCCCTGAAACCAAGGTATCCCCGAAGCCAGCGCTTTGCTGACTCAGGGCACCAAAGTGACATGACGCCATTGCACGAATCTCGCTCGGGCTATACGTGTCTGCTCCGGCCGGAATTTGGTATTCCGTCCGAATCATTCCCGTAGCATAAGCTTGATTCGCCAAAGGCAACATACCCTTACGGGTAATAGTCTTGTACACGTTCATCGGCACGCTCGAAACCACGCCGGTAGTAGGATTGGGTTTTCCAAGTGCTTTGAAAACCCGAGGCTTACTCACCATAATGGTAAAGACGTCAGAGCCGCTATGCACCGAGACGCCGGCTTGCGTTCCACCCAAGGCCGTTACCGCCCATTGCTTACCATTAATATCTGGTGCAATGTCGCCAACGATCGTATAGGTGGGCGCAGTGAACCCCGTCTGCGCGGTCCCCGTAATCGGGGTCGTAAGTGTTACACTCATTGCTTACTCCTTGAAAGCTTAACTACAATCTGTAGTTTCGCTTGGATGGATTTTGCGTGTGAAGATTACTACAAAACTGACCAAAGAGAGCGGACATATTTGCATATTGTCCCCACTTCGGCCCGTCGTACCGGATCGACAAACTAGGCAACATGCCTGTGTAAGAAGATCTGGTTATAGTAGTCCTCTCCCATAACATCATGGCGGGTGACTCAGCCGTAACGCCTACACGACAATTAAGGGGTATCGCATTCTGGGTTTGAGCCGTATCCAAGCCGATGGTAAGTAATGTTTTACCACGGTGTCGGATCGTCTTATTGACCCAGCCTACGGTACTCGTATTGGCATAGTAGGCATCCAGCGCATCGCCAATAGTGACGAAGTAGTCAACGAGAAACGACCATGGGAGTAATTCCCATAGAGTCGGGACGAAATCACTGGGTGTAAAACCCCAGCGAGCCGCCTTATCTCCAAAGGTCGTCGCAACTCGAACAACAACGTCCCCCTTGTACCGTACGGTTTCTTGCTCCTCTTCCTTGTTCCCACCTACAAACCATAGGTAGGGAACATAGGCGTCGTAGCCAGCAACGTAACGGTCGTTAGCGATCAATTTTGATGACTGAGCTGACCCCATGACACTAACAGTATAGTCGCTCTTTTCAAGCAGACTATTCAGTGCGTCAAAGCCGCCAGCAATGTCCATCATCAGAGGTCGCCAACCGAAGGATTGTTCGAGCCAAAGCTCGTGTATGGCCTTAGCCCATCCTACAGGATCGGCGCGCTTTCTTTTACGTAGCGCGTCGTAATAAGCCTGTAGAGCGTTCCAAAGCCCTGCACCAGGTTTGCGTAGCATATTAAGTGTCTGCCTCATTTCGCCAAGAAACGTCATGCCAGAAACGGCAGTCTGTGTCTTACGAACTTGAGATAGAAACTTATTACGCGCCCGCCCATCTGCGTCAGAGCTCCAATTAAACTTCATCTGTGGTTGCACAGCTCGGTAGGGCCAGAAATCGCCCCAGACTTGCTGTTTAACTACAGGTGCAGAAGGCACGAAACCTAAAGCGGGACTATGATGGTAGGAGAGAGAACCTCCTCCCGAACCACCATAATTAGCAAGGACATTATTTTCGGCTGTAAGCGAAGAAGTTGCGCTTTCATGCCGACGAATCTTGCCCTTGAAGTCAATCACACCTTCCCCGGTCCGAGTCCGAGTCAGGGTCTTAATTACAGACCTCTGAACCGGATACTGACTGGTTTCGGTGTGAAGACAAGAATATCGTGCGTTGAAACGCACGGTCTTCACTTTAGTGTTTAATGTCATTGGAACTCCAGCAGGGTACGAAGTACCCTAGCGCTAAAAAGCGCCGCAGTAAAGACACCCGGCAACGTTAGATCTTTCGGACCAAAGCTTGCAGAAGTGCCCCGGCGTAAGCCGGAAGCATCTCCGAAAGCTGAGACCTAAGATCATAACTTGGCGCGTCAAGATGGAGAACCTTCTCACGAAGGGTCGCTTCAATTACGTGGAGGCTTGCGAGAGACTTTACGAGTTTCTCGTACTCCGCTCGAAGCTTTTCGGGAGTCTTCAGCCACTTTTCCTGGTGAAACTTCAGCCAGGCCGTGTCTGGGACTCCGTTGGCTGGGAGCTCCTTGATTATAAGGAACGTTATTGTCACGATAATCTCCAAAATGACGCGTTAACCATCCACCTAAAAACACACCTATCAAGCAGGAGAATAAGTGCGTAATCGCTACGAAAA